CTTCTGCGCTCTCGTTCCTGTTCGTCGATGCCGGGTCGCGGCCGGCTCATGACGAAGTAGCGGTCGCAGTCCTGCGGGTGGTCCTCCTGGCCGGACGCCAAGTCTTCGGGATTGGTCTTGCTCTGTTTGAGAGCGGGGTAGGTCCGGATCGTGTTGGCGCATGCCGGCGTAAAACGCAGCAAAGCCCTTCGCTCGCCCGTCACCGGGTCGTCGAATGGCTTGAGCCAGGAGTGAAGTCTCCTCCACCCGTTGGCAAGGTCGGTCTGCGCTTTGATCATGTTCAGCGGAAAGCCTTCCTCCCGGCCGATCCTGGAGAACACTTCGAACGTACTTTCTCCCGTCTGTTTGTTCGGCGTCCAACAGTCGTGACCGGCGACGATGTAGCTGATCTTTTCGGGGAACCCTTCAGGGTCCCGGCTCATTCGGATGATCGTCCTGGCCTGCTCCTCGTCTGTGACCTGAGTCGGATAGTACTCCCGGTAGCACACGGCGCTGCCATCGGGTGCGATTGCGTACCACTTGAAGCAGGCGCGGCNGCTGTAGCCTGGATCGTATGCNGCCACGATGCGCCAGTCTTTCGGAGGATACCAGCCAGGCTCGTCGATCACGTGGACGTCATAATCCCACTCGGGGAAGAAGGCACCGGAGCCGGCCGTGAACGCCTCCTCCGGCGCGGCTGGGTACTCCCTTCGGTAGGTGTTGGGCATGTTGCGCTTGGTCTGCTCGTACCACTCCCTGGTTCGCCGCGGGTCGGCGTGCCACGGGAGGAAGATCGGATAAAAGTCGTTTTCGCCGGCAACAGCGGCGTTCCAAATCTCCTCAAAAAGCGTCCCCATGTCGGCGGTGCTGATACCGATCACCTGACCGCCATCAGGTCGGTTAACCGTCGGATAAACGGAGTCCCAAATTTCCTCGGCCCATTGGTGATAGGCCCACTCGTCAAGAATCACGAGGTTCGCCGTAAACGTCCGGCCGGACGCCGGCGATGCGGTCATGCCGATGAAGCTGGAAGGCTGCGCGTTCGGGTGATACACCGTCACCGAAAGCGTGGTGGCCTCATAAATCGGCCAGGGCATGTCGTCGTATGGCACGCCCGTTTGCTTTCGGATCGCCGACGCCTCTTCCCGGCTACGAACCATCCAGCGAGGCAGCTTTTCGAAGATGAAAGCGAGGCGTTGGACGAGCTCCTTGGTGTCCTCCTCACGCTTGGAGATGAGGATCACGCTGAAGCCCGGGAAGAAAAGCAGTCGCCAAGCAGCATAAGCCAGAGCAAGCCAGGAAAGCCCAAGCTGGCGGGCTTTCAGGACGATCACAAGGCGCTTGGTGAGAAACGCCCGCAACGTCTCGATCTGCGCCGGCCACATGGTGAAGGGAATGACGACACTGCCCCCGGTAGTAACCGCGTCCTTGTTTTGAATGCGGACGTAGCGGGAGATAAAAAATCGGCAGCTCTTACGGCATTTGTCGATGAGCTGCCTTGCCCGGCGCTCCCTGCGGATCATTTTCACGTGCTCTTCGCTGAGTTGGACCGCCACTTAACCGACGTCCTCCTCTGCGTCAAGCTCCGCTAAATCGCTCTCACTCAAACCCGCGATCCGAAGAAGAAGCCCCTCGCCCTTCACGGCGAGATTGTCCTTGAACATGCCCTCGATGCGAGCCAGGGCCTCAAGCGCCGGCTGTTTGTTGTGCAGCTCAAGCTCGACGCCGTATTTGGTCTGCTTGAGCTTCTGGATCACGGGCCACTCCAAAGGATCGATGCTCTCCTTGGGCTTGACGACAAGGCGCTGCCCATCCCAATCGGCGAAGTCGGCGATGTTCGCGAAGGCGATCCTGGCAAGCTCCTGGCGTATGCGATCCTGGGTGACCTCGAGGCGCTTGTTGATGCGCTCCATCTCCTCCCGGATCGCCTCTTGTACGTGGGCGTATCGAGGATTATTCAGCAGATCCCAAGCGATGAAGCCCGCGCTTTTGGGCGAATAACCNGCGTCTTCGGCNGCTCGNTTGCCGTTAAGGTANATGGGATAGAGCTTGACGAACCGCTCTTGCTTGGGCGTGAGTTTTTTTCGCCTGGGCTTAGCNGGCATCGCNAACCTCCGCAACCTCCGTCAGGCACAAAAAAAGCCCCGGGCAGGTATGCCCAGGGTGCCAGGGTCAGAAGCTATTATACCATACGTGTCAAGTCCCCCTAGACTTCGCCGAAAGTGCGATACCACCGATAGCGCTCTGACGGTTTCTTTCGCTTACGGGGGAGCTTGGAGCCTTTGATCTGGTACGCCCCGGGCTCCACAACCCTGGGTTTCGCGAGCCATTCGTTCATCGCTTCCTGTTGCCGGCGCAGGGTGCTTTCAGCGCCTTCGACAAACACCACCTCGAGGTCGCGGGCGGTTGCGGCCGGGTCCGTAGGATGGACCGTCACCGCTCGGCATACAGGACAGCGCCATCTGCCGTCTCGCTGGCGTCGGAGCCGGGGTTTTAGGCCCCGGCCGACCATGCAGAATCCGCAGATGGGGTCACGCTCCAGGTCGGGCATCTGTGCCACGACCACCACCTCCTGCACCGCTACGATCATGCAGTCGCCTCCTCTTCAATGGGGCAAATGACGATCTCCACCCGAGAAGCACCGTCTTTCTCGCAATACCACTTGCAGGCGTCCGTCGCACATACCTGGGCGTCGTCGTGCCATGTCAGGCCTCTCAGAGCGTCGGCCGTGGCCTTCCAAAGGTTATCGATGTCCGGCCGAGAAGTGTGAGGGATGGGGCCGCTGGGGTCCTTCTTCCGCATGAGACGCTTAGGCCTGGGCAGGTAGAAGCGCACGATCACGCGGAGAGGACCGTCCAGCGGCCTTACACCCGCCTCCTTAGCAGCCACGATCAGCGCCGCTTTGTAAGCGTTCACCGGATGATCGGCCGGCGTGTAGTTGCGCACGCGGCCACCGATCACCGCATGGCGCTGGCGAGGTTGTGCAACGGGCACGACGGGCACCGTGAGACGAATCACGCTCTCGCTCACCCTCCGCAGCACCTCCTGTAGCGGCCTACGCCTGATCAGGCTCCCCCGCCAAGTGTTGCTTCCCGTCACAATCCGACGCCCGCGCCGTGGGCAGAATCGTAACTTTGCCTTTGTTTCGCTCCCTCACGATCCGACGCCCGCAACGAGGGCAGAAGCGCATGTCGTGTTCGTAGGGATCGCCGCTCTCAAACTCCCAGAGAAAACGACATTCTTGGCACTCCCACCAATCGAAGTCAGGGTGATATAGGACGAAACGAGTCTCGCCATCGACGATCTCCTCCCGCTCCCGCCGCAAGCGCTCGATCTCGTCGAGGAGTGCCAACACCGTCGGCGGGTCGAAGGTGGCGATATGGCGGGCATTTGCAAGATCCTCATCCATCCATGATCCGCCCTGCGTCGTTTCGACGATGTGATCCCGATCGGCACTGGCGATGACGAAACGATCGGGCGGAACGTCGTCATATCGTGGATCGGTGCGGATTCGCCACGGTCCTGGCGTCGCCGCTTCCGCGATGCGGCGCAGTTCGGACAGTCGCTCCAGGGTCAGTCGATCATCGCCTCCCTCATCCTTATGACGCTTGGCGCGGCCGGCGTTAACCCGCATCTTGTCGACGACGGACCGCCCCAGGTCGATCCCCAGCGCCTCTGCGATGCTCGCGCACACGATCACGACGTCGGCGAGCTCTTCAGCCACCGGGTCCAGGGGTTCGGACGCGCTCAGCCGACTCAGCGCCGCCCCCAGTTCCGTTACCTCCTCTCCTAGCGCCCGCCTCGCCACCGTCGCCAGCACACTCGGCACTGCCGCCGTCGCCCGACACCCGCGCGGCCACTGCCCCCGCGCTACAGCCACCCGGTACGCCTCCTGCTGGAGGCTCGACAGTGTGAGTTCACTCATCGGCTTCTCCTCCCACTCCACGACGTCCACGTCGTTCACCGCTTCCGGCCTCCCCTCTTCCGGCCGCCGCCGCTCCTGGATTCCCTCGCCACCCGATAGGCGATGGCGGCCGCCTGGTCAGGCGGATACCCTTCCCTGCGCAGTTTTGCTATGTTCGCGCTGATTGTCTTCCGCGACGATCCTCGCTTAAGTGGCACTTGTCGGCACCTCCTCTAGCTGGCCCAATGTCGCCAGAGTCATTTTTAGGCCCCTAGGAGGGTCGCAACCCCCCCGCATGGGTTATTAGACCTGTCCACCCTCCTGCGCCGCTCCTGGGCGCCTCTATGTGCGTGAGACGGCGTATCGCACATATGGTCGGGGTGCGATCACGGGGGCTTGTCCGCGGCGGTCGCCGCGGTGGACGCCGCGCCGGCGTCGTCCGCGACCGCCACCTCCCCGGCGGCGTAGATCAGCGCGGCGTATCGCTCCACGGTCTCCCGGTCGACCTCCCGATACGCGGCCGCATTGGGCGCGCCGTCCATGCTGGCTGCCGCCTTGGGCGGCCGGTCGCGGTCTCGTTGCCGGCGTTCCTCCTCGTACTGTTGCGCCGCCGCCGCCGTCGTGAGCCCTTGGGCGACGAGGCGGTCCAGGATCGCGCGCAGATACGACGCCCGGCGCTGGCCGGCGAGGCGTGCCTCCCATATCGCCCATTTGATGGCGCTTGGGTGGAGGCGTCCCTCGTAGCTGCTAAGCAAGTCGTCGATCGTGGTCGGGTACACGCTCCAGAGGCGCTCAAAAAACTGGGCCGGACTGATCGAATCGTCAGCGATCATGACATCGGTGGCGGTCGCCGGCTGGTAGCCGGATGTCGCGGCCTCCTCATCCTCACGTGTACCTACAGCGTCATCGTATATACCACCACCACCTAGGTACTGTAATGGTTCTGGTATTGGTACGGTAGCGCCGGACGTCCGGGAGACGTCCGGCGGACGTCCTGCGGACGTCTCGTGGACGTCCCCGTCATCCCTGCTCGCCCGCTTCGCGGCCCGCTCCCGCCNCTTCCGCTCCCTGTCTCGCGCCCGTCTCTCGATGAGGCGTCCGGCGTACTCGTCCCAGTCGTGGAGGACAAGCCCTCCGTCGCCTGTCTGATCGAGAAACCGCACATGGATGAGGGCGTCTACGAACTCGTCCGGGTCACCCTCCCACANGGCGGCCTCGGCGATCTCGTAGCGGTCGTATCCCGACAGGTCCCCGTCCTCCGCAAAATCGAGGGCCCACCACCATAGATAGTGGAGATGTCCCACGGCCGCCGGGAGACTGATCCCGAGGATCCGGGCGAGACGCCGAGTTTTAGGATGTCGGCCTAGCTCCTGATGCGACTCGATCCACGCCATATGCTCCACCCCGCACAACTTGCTAAAGTCCAGCTAAATTGGTGTTGACACCAACCAACCTACCATGTTATGATTTAGACGAACCAACCCACAAGGAGGAGCGATCATGAAC